GCAGCCCTTTACCAAATTATCAAACAAACGAATGCACGTTCCACACGTCCAGCGTTCGGGTCAAAGATAAAGGCCCCACCCCTTCGCTAAAGGGTGAGGCCTACACAAACCTGCTTCTATGAATCGCGACCCAAAGATATACAAAGGGGCACAATGGCAACCGCGCAAAGAACTACCGCAGGCCACGTGATACCGTGCTCGACAATATCGTAACAAGCGGTTGACGCGATTAGACCGCCCACGGTTCGCTTCGCAGACCATCGGGTGAGGTTTCCCTTGGTCTTGAAGATTTGGGTTAAATCTAGACCCCTTAAAATCGATAATAAGGGGTTCACCGATTCCGTCCAAGAACTACCGCGTTCACGATTCGCTTTAGAAGGTCGAGAATTGTGTCGTCCTTCTTCGTTTCCGTCAACGCCGTAAACGTGCCCAAAAGCGTGATTACCGCGAGAAGAATCTCGGTCCAGTTTTCTGCGAAAAAGTCCCACATGTCAAAGGGTTTTAGTGTGCTTCTTGTATCCGGATATGATAACGCTCGGTCGGCGTTCTTTGCTTTTCGAAGTACATCCACCACCCACCCAGACGGGGTTGCGCGAATCCCTTCTCGACCTCCCACCCGGCGAACCTGTCGAGTATCTTGTAACTCCCGAGTTTCAGGTGGTGTACCGTGTCCTCTCTTAAGTTCCCTTTCTCGTTAATCCGTTCTACCGAAATAGGCAGGTGCCACTTCTGGTGGGTATGGCCGCTAACGATAATATCCGCGTCCGGCCATTCCTTCTGGTCTATATCCGCGTTTAGCACTCCTTTTGAGCGGGGCGCGTTGCCTCCGTATCCGTGGTGGAAGTGCAGGTTAAAACGTTCCTGAAAGGTTCCCCTACTAACTCGAAGCATAATCCATCCCGAATACGGCCCCGGAGTTACCCCTCCAAGTCCTTGACAAAGCCGGTCAATAGGGGACGTGCTTAACCGCTTCTCGATATTCGTTTCGTGGTTACCCCGTCCGATAAAAACCAAGTTCTCCGCGTACGGCTTCAGGTATTCTATACTGTCTTCGATTACGGCGTCTAGGTAATTGATAGACTTGTATTCTGGTCGCAGGCCCGCGTAACTCCTTCGGGGGTCGTACATGCCTTGCATCAGGTCGAACCAGTCCCCGAATACGAGGACCTTCGCCCCTTTCTCCTTGGCTTCGTCTAGGTGTTTCGTTAGGAGTTCACGGTGGCACTTTACCGAGTCGAAATGAACATCCGAAAGAAGGAGAAAATTATCCGAAGGGACAATATCCAGACCGAAGACCGTAGGAGAATAGTGCCTCATTCGTCGGGGAGGGGTGCGTTTACGTCTAGCTTGAGGTCTGCGAACTTTTCTCCGACCTTAAACGAAGGGCATGCCTTCGCGTCTGTGAAGTCGTTATGCCCCCAAACCTCCATAGGGCCAAACCTATTCCGCAAAGTCGCCACGAGGTCCCGGAACGTCTTTTCTTGTTTCGGGTTCATAGTGTCCTTTGGCTTTTTGTTTTCTACTCCCCCGACGTAACAGATACCGACGCTGGCGCGGTTGTACCCTAGTACGTGGCTTCCGATTTGCTGTAAAGGGCGGCCGTATTCCAGCTTACCCGAAAGCTTGATTACGAAGTGGTAGCCTATGTCTTTCCACCCTTTTCCTTTGTGCCATTTCCGTATTTCTGCCGCCCCCACGTCCATAGAAACCGGAGTAGCAGAACAATGAAGAACGATATACTTGAGTTCACGCATTGAATAGGGATTTCAGATAGCCCGCTATAATAACTCCAACTCCCCCGATACTACCGAGCCACTTGAATTCAAGATTCTCGATTTTCTTCTCGTGTTTGTCTAGGGACTCTTTGTGGAAGTCGAGTTTGGTTTCTATCCGGGCTAGCCCCTCCCGTATTTCCTGAAGTGCGTCCATCTATCCACCGTTTTAGCTTTTCGATATTAGCGTTCCGGTCCTGCTTCATTTATTGATAGCGTAGGCGTACTCTGGAGTGATATTCGGGACGGTATACGTTCCAGAAATCGCGAGTCCAGACTGGTAGTACTTGAACGGCTGCGCACAAATACGATTCTGCAAGTTGGTAGAATACTCCGGGAAGAGGCTAGGGTTCTGGCAGAGGTACCGGTACATCTGGTTCGTGTAGAAGTTGGCATTTTGCCTACAGCGTTCCAGTTCCCTGTGGTAGTCCGCTTGAGAAATAGCCGTGGTATTTTCTGAACTCCGGATAACCAAACCTCCGTTGTCGATTTTCACGTAAAGGGTCGGAAGGAGTTCTACCATAGTCCACCACGCCGTAGCTTTTCGGACGTAGTTTTCTACGAGGGTGAGGTAATTGCCTGTCAGGGTCCCGCCGCTAATCTTCGTTCGCAGCGCGTCGTACAGGTCCGAACCCAGATAGATTTGAACGTTCTTATCCTGTGCGAGGATAGCCGCTTGCGTGATATAGTTTTCGTCCACCCCGCCGTTTAACTGGGTTACCCGCTTGAGGTAGTTCGGGTTGATAAAGAGTACTTCGGCCATTATCGGGGAGTTGTGAATTTGCGGGGCTTCAGGAAACCTCTGTTCTTCATGTCGCGGGGGCGCTGGGCCACCTTGCGGTCATTTTCTTCTAGCGTGTTCTTCTTGCGTTCGTCCGGCGGGAGGGCCTGAATCAGACGCTTCGCCTCGTTGACAGAAACGAGGTCGTTATTACGCTTTAGGTACGTTTGGCGCATCCAGAAATGGCGACAGGAACCGCCCCCTTTGTATAACCAGATGTCGTACGTGTCGGCTCCGTTCGGTCCCCAGCCGGGGTTCACCGCTTGACTACCCGCCTGCATAATATCTTCTTTCCGGTAGACCTTCATGGCCTGAATCATACGCGTGCAGAAATCGCGGCTCCGTCCGTCTGCGAGGGTCGTAGGAGCATAGGCGTAACGTACCCGAACGATTTCGTTATCCTGCGAACTCTTCGCTTGAGGGTTATTCCGGAGCGTACGCGCAAACGTCCAAAGCGCGTCGTACTCTTCTTCCCGGTCGTAGTCTACTTCTCGTTCGTCGATTAACTCCCAGTCGTCGCCCATCTGCTCCCCTAGTCCTTCGAGGTAGTCCGCTACCCCGTCGAGGTTGTGTTCTTCCGAAAGTTCTACCAAACTAGAATCCACTCCCGAAGCGTTTAGAAGCGTCTTAACGGCCTCTTCGATTACTTGTTGGTAGGGAGTTATTACCTGTTGCTCGAAAAGGTCCATAGAGGCCTCTAATTCGCTTCCGCCTCCTAGCTTGCCCGCGACCATAACCCCGAACATCTGCGGGTTCGTGACGCGGTGGCCTATCATAATCTTCGCGGTGGTTTCTTCCGAAAGGAACTGGTACTGCTTATCCGCGTCCGAAAGGGTAAACGCCTCGATAGTCGGGGCGCGGTCCGGCTCATCGGAAAAGGTCATCCAGAACTTACCCGCGTTCTGTGCTCCGGCGGCCTGCCTTTCGATATCCCGACGGATTTCGCGGCGTTCCTCATCCGACGGAATACCGTTCTTAAAGTGGATTGCGAACGAAGGGGAAAGGCCGTTCTTGATATTGTTTATGTGGAATACCGAAATCTCCTTCTCGAGTTCGATATAGTTAATGGCTCCGATATAGTCGGGCTTTGGGTAGTAGTAAGACCCTACCGAAAACGGCTTTACATAGAGAACCTGCGTCGGGTACTCGTTTTTTGTCTCTGGGTTAAAGCGGGCTATGGCCATAGGTTCCTGTCTGGAGTCGCTCCAGTCCCGCGAGTAGTAATACCACTGTACTACCTCTTCTTCGTCGCAGACCCCCGAACGTAAATTCTCAAACGGGAGGTGGCTAATGTTCGCAATTACCGTTCGGTCTACGCTCCAGTTAACCTCGAGGGCGAAACCGTTCTGAATCTTCAGGTCGATAGCGCATTTCCGGAGTTCCGAATTCAGGTCCCACTGTGCCGCGAGCAGTTTCGCGTTCAGGTCCGCGGGCTCGAACCCCTCCCCGTAAATCATCATCCCGATAGTCGTGCATAACGCGTTATGCGTCGGGCTGCAATGGTAGAGGTCTACCAGATAGTTCGGGAATAGGTTATCGTCCCCGTACTTGACCCAGTCCCCCTTCGCGTGTTCGCGGTAGGACCTAGCTTCGTACGTCTTGAGTTGGACGTTTTCGATTTTATTCGTTGCCATAGAAGAGTACGTTATCTTCGAGAGTGATAGTAGGGAGGCTTACGATAGCCGCCCCCGGAACGCGCAAGGTACCCTGCTCGATTAAAGCTACAACCGCCGCGTTATTTGGGTCTTTATTGGTACTTGAGTTCTGGGCATAAACGAAATAATCGTAATCCCCGGTCTCCGTCAAAAGGACGTTATTCGTGGTAGTCGCGTTTGTAGCTACCTGAATCTTCGTATACCTCGGATTGTCGTTAATCACGTAACCCACGAAATAGAAATCTTCGAGGGTCATCCGGTGTACCAGCTTGAACAGGTAATGCGTGTACGTGTAATCCCGCCCCGCGTCCTGAAGCGTGAGGTAGATGTTCTGGTTACCGCTATTCGAGTTTAAGTACAACATCTCGAGGGATTAGGTGTGCTTCGGGTACTACTTCGTCGAGGTCGTAGTTCTCGGGGCTGTACTTATAACGCGCAAAGGCACTAACATTTACGGAACTCTTTACATCTGCTACCGTAGGCGTTTGGCTCCAGAAGGGTTCTACCTTCGTTTTCTCCCAGACGCTCCGCCGGGAACAGCCGTCTAGACCTACCTGCCTATCAGTCCACATAACCGGGACTGCATCTACCAAACGTCTAGCCATAAAGCGACCGGCCCCCGAAGCGTAACCCCGAAACAAAGTCCCTTCTCTGGTGTCCGCTCGGAACATGTAGATATTTCGAGACCCGGCGAACTCGTACTCTTTCATCAGTTCTACGATATGCGCGCCGCCTCCCGGGAGGATGAAATCGTCCGAACCTAACTGGAGCATAAAGTCCCACGAGAAATCCCGCATCCAGTCGAGTAACTCGTTATTCTTTGTTCCCAGTCGTTCGTTCGCGAACCACTTGTAGTTCCATCCGAATTCCTGTGCGAGTTGCTCGTGTTCGTCTTCTGAAACCGCGATATACGGAACCAGTTCGGCCCCGTTTTCTTGGAACTCCTTTTGGATTCTCTGAAGGCCTACGTAGCAGGCTCGCGTAAGTTCTACCCGCTTCCAGACGGGTATATGAAGGGCTATTTTCATGGGAAGTAAATACGGTATAGGCGTGGCCAGTTGTGGTGGTGTAGGTCCCAGATAGTCAACCCCTCCGGCGGGGGGATATAGCCGAAATAGTCGGCTTTGTGCGGGAGGGCGTAGGCCTTTACCTCGTTCTTCCGCATCCAAGAACCTACCAAAATATCAAGGCAGTTCCAGTCGTATTCGAGACCTTCGAGCAGGGCCGCGTAGATAGTCGCAGGATAGAACGAAACTCCGGTCCCCGGAACGTCTACCCGCTTCGTGTCTGGGTTCGCACGGAGGCAGTGCGCTACGGCCTTCGGTTCCTGTCCGTGTACCTCTTTGCCGTGGTGGGTGAGGATAGCATTCGGAAAGGCCCCCGAATAGTTCAAGAAATCTTCTACGTACGTAGGTGGGTATATCAGGTCGTCGTCGCACGAAATAAAGTCCCCCGGCACGTGTGCTAGCTTGGAGAAGTCCCCTCGGTTTGGTCCGTGTGTAACCGTTATCCAGTCCGTTTCTAAATCGAGCGGGAAAGATTCGTCCGCCCAGTAGATATACAACTGTCGTACCTGTCCCTTTAGGGAAAATATAGCCTCTTTGGAGGCGGGCCACCGTTCGGGAAGGCAGGCCATGCCAGCGTTAACCATATAGCAAAGAAAAGGCCGGGAATACCCCGGCCCTATCCTAACCAAGAAAACAAACCTTTACGTCTCCGAAGTATAAGTAATATTCGTCACCGCGGTAAGGACCGGAGCGGGTGCCTTTTCTTCCGCCGTAAACGTCAACGTGTAGCCGTGCATATCGGCGGCCGCCGTTCCTACCGTAATGGTTCCTCCCGTAACGTCTACGCCGTTTAGGAGACCCATAACCAAGCGCTCTCCGTTTGCGGTTTCCACGATAACGCAAAGACGCGTCTTAATCAGGTCTGCAATTTCGGCGTTAACGGCCGCTTCCATCTTCGGAATCGTGACCTCGAGAACTTGAGAATAGAAGACGTTCCCCGTTTCCATAGACGCGTTAATCGTCTGAACAAACGAAGCCGTGTTCTTCGTCAGCTGAAAAGAGTAGACGGTAATTGCCTCGGCCGCACCTGCGAGAGCACCCGCAGTAACCGTGCCCCAGTTGGAGCCGTCCGGGTCGAAGGTCTTAACCCAGAAGCGACGTACACCCCCGATAGCGTCTTTACAGGGGTATCCCCGTCCCGTGATTGTGATATTACAAGGCATTGAATTTGGGATTAAAGACAAAAGGAAGGGGCTATTAGCCCCCTCCTTCTATCGGGTTGTTATTACGTGGTCCGACGGAGCAGGCCGTACGAATCGTGGTCTACTACCTGCGTGCCGAATGCGAACTTCATGATAACGCGGGTAACGTCGTCTCCCGTCACGCCCATGAGGTCGAGAACTGCCGCCTCGGTGAGGTCGGTCAGAAGGTTCGTTCCTGCGTACAGGTTCTCAACACGCGAAATCAAAAGCGTGTCATTCGGGAAACCGCCGGGGCAAACGACGGTGTGACCTGCGTACTTGTCGGCCATACCTTCTGCGAGGTAAGGCAGGTTGTACGTAGCAGCCAAAGCGGAGTAGTACAAAGACTTCGACGCGCGGCTCATGTAGATAATGGCCGTAGTGTCGCCACGGAGAACCGGCGGGCAGTTCGTAGTGGTCAAAGACTCCAACTTCGAAAGGATATTCGCAGCAGACAGGGCAGCCGTTAAGTTTGCTTCGTAGGTCGGCGAAGCCAAAACCATTTGACGGAGCAGACCGTTGAACGCGGTGTAGGTAGCACCCGTCGCCGTACCGGCGTCGATGTTGTAATTACCCTGCCAGATGTTGAACTCGATAGATTCTGCGGCCTTCTTTGCGACGTACTGTGCCGCCGCTGCCTTCATGTCCGCCGGGGCCGGAGCAGCAGCACCAATCATTTGCTCAGACTCCCACGCCATATGGAGGTCTTTGTTACAGATTTGGTCGTTAATCTGGAGGTCCGTCAAAGACAGAGCAACGTCGGACAAAGCCAAAGCCGTACCCGTCGTAAACGTGCAAGTAGCGGCCTGAATTTGGCTACCGGAGAACTTCCGCAGTTGAGCACGTCCGCGGACGTTGTTCAGTACGGTGACATAGTTGTTTGCAATTGTGTCTGCTGCCAGAATTGCGGGGGCCACATAGGGAAGCGCCTGTTTCCCTACGTAGTTACTGGTGATTGAAGCATCTGCCATGATTACTGCATAAAGTGGTTTTGAATGATTGCAACACGCTCCGCTACGGAGTGGTTAGAAAGGTTGAGGGGTTTTACCTCTTTTTGAACTGGGGCCTTACGGATTGCCGGGGTAGCCGTCTTTCCGAGTTTCTCGATTTGCGCGTCGCGCTCTGCGATAGCTTTAGAAACCTTCTTCAGTTCTTGATTCATCGACTTGATAGCCTCCGAAATCATGGACTGGACTTCTTCGCGGGTAAGAACTTCGCTCATTTTCTCTTCTTCTTCTTTCGCCTCTTCTACCTCCTCGACTTCCGGGGCCATCCATTCTGCGATAGCGCCATCCGTTACGACGAACTTTGTTCCGTCCTCGAGGGTGTAGTCTCCGTCCGGGAGGGGGATTTGTTCCCCTTCGTCATTCACGACGAAAACGGGAACGCCGATAGCCCACTCTTCGGCTTCGGTTTGGATTTCCTGCCCTCCTTCGAGGATGGCAGTAGCCAGTGCGACCTTCTCCTCCGACAGCATAGCGCTGTACTTGGAAAACAAGGCCGCAACTCTTTGGTTAATGTTCATTGAGTTATAGGGTTTAAGGGTTTAACTATTTGGAAGGTCATTTCTTGACAGAAGCCACTTCCGCGCGGACGTCCTCTAGAATCTCTTCGAGTTCTCCAAGGAACGAATCCGCCGATAAATCGACCTTCCGCGTGAACATCCCTTCGATACTGAAGCCTTTAATTCGGTTCTCTTTGACCCATTCTTCCCAGATAGCATCGGAATCGATTTTCATGGAAACCATCCACGTTCCACGTGGAACATTCATACCGTACATACGGCTTTTGTCTTGTTCTCCTTCCACTATCCACGACTCAATAACCGTGGTTCCGTTTAAGGGAACTTCGTGCTCGAGGGTAGCGCGGTTCTGGTTTCCTGCCTTAAAATAGAGTTCCATCGCTTTGCGTACGGTCTCCTTCGAGAACCAGATATGGAACTCCTGTTCGTCTTTCCGCCGGTAAATCGGTTTGTCTGGAATCAGAGCAGGACCCATAACCACGCGCCGTTCTTTGTCGGTCGTTTGGAAGTTGTACTGGGTAGAAAGGGCGACCCAGTCCGCCTCGATAGCAGGTTCTGCCACCAAAGAAATTGCCTGAATGCCGTACGCGTCG